TTATGTAAATACTCCAAATTCAATATCCACATAGATAAAGACAAGGAGAGTCCCGAAGGACTCCCTAAGTTTAGGTTGGAGCTAACCTTATGGTGCTACAGTACCACCTGTAATTACACATGAACAAGCTGGTTTAAGCACGCCCATACCGTAAGAGTAGTAAGTAGTCATTAGAGTAGCAAGTTGCTCTGGGATGTAGTTAACTTCAGAAGTAACGTCCATCAATTTAGCAACAGCAACAGCTTCGCTAGTGAATAGCAATGCTTTCAACTTCTTGTTAGTACCGCCAACGTCTACAGTGCTATCTACTGGTACGTAGTTAGATTTGTAGATACGGATACCAGCAACTTCCATTACTGTACCTTTGTTGATACCACCGTTGTCACCAGAAGTGATGTCTTTGTTAACTGCGTCAGACTGAGCAAGGTAAGAGTACACTACTGGAGATACAACAAGGTATTTCTCACCAGCTACGTCTTTTTCTTCCATTGCCGCTACAGCCGCGAATACAGCTTCAATCAACGCGTCACCTTTAGCTTTTGGTGTAGCACCAGAATCAATAGTGTCGTTGTTTACTTCAGTACCGTCAGCTTGTACAGCCGCGCCACCGATAGTACCAGAAGTCTGAGAAGCAGTAACAAGCATATTAGCTACAGCTTTGTCAATTTTCACAGCAAGTGCTTCACCAGCCTGTTTAGCTAGTTCACCACGAGTTTCAAAGTGAAGAACTTTTTCTTCAAATTTATCTACTGCAAGTGCGTAGTATTCAAGTGCATCGATGTTGATGATACGCTCTTTAACTGCGATTGCAGACATAGATAGCTCAGTGCCAGGAACGTGAGTACCAACCTGAGAGTCAGAAGACTGACCGATTACAGGGATAGAGATAGAAGAACCAGAGTCGATAGACTTAGTAGTTACCAAGTCAAGGAAAGTCTGTTTACGGTCAAATGCAGTTAGAACTGAACCGTAGTAGATTTCCAATGCGTTTTCCATGTCCGTTGGGACACCGCGAGTACCAGCAACGCCTACGTTACCGATGTTATTTACTGTTAAAGCCATGATATATTTCCTTCAATGTTTGGATTTAGTGTATTTTGTAATATCACTTTTTTGCTTTTATTTAAGGTTTCCTCTTTAAGTTGTCCAGAGAAGCAGAGCGCATCGTGCATAATTTGGGCTTACCGAATACTTTCCAAATACAAGCATTAAGGGATAAATAGTTTAATCAGGTTTCGCTGAGGGTTTTATTAAATGTCCTAATGGACGGATAAAGTTTCAAAAGGGTACGCTCGACAGGATTTGAACCTATGACCTACGGTATCGCAAACCGTTGCTCTATCCACTGAGCTACAAACGTAACACTCCTTTAAAATGAGAAAGCCCAAGGAGGTAAAGGAGACAAAATCCCCCAAGGGCTTAACTGGTTACAGAATACCTTTCTTACGAGCCGCAAGGTAACGCTGGTCTACCATATTAGTATACTTAGCGTCCTTACCGTATAGGCGGTCTGTCATTGCTCGTTGCCACTCATTCTTGTTACCGAATGGCTGTACGCCAGAAGCAGGTGAATCACCTTCTAGTCGTCTGGTTTCACGAGGAGCAGAGTGACCTTTCTTAAGGCTCATATACTCTAGGTTACGCATAATACGTTCTTTGTCCATAGAGTCAACGGCATCATTGTAATCCTTGATAATGTCAGGAGACATATTCTCGGATGCCCAGTTAATAATCTCAACATAGCTTTCTTGTCCACCTACAGAACCATATATATCGTTTTGTAGAGACGAAGCGTAAGCTTGTTGTCCTTTGATGTATGCGTCTACTTGTTGGCGTGAGAAGCCTTTACTTTCGAGTTGCGCATACGAATCATCAGATAAACCACCAGTCTCAGCAAATTCTTGCTCAAACGCGGCAGGGCTAAACGAGCCATCTGCGGCTGTTTCTTTAGTTTCCTGAGTTTCAGGAGGAGTTTCCTTTTTAGGTTGTCCTTGCTTTTTCTCAAGTTCCTGATATGCTTTAAGCAAATCTTCTTGAGATTTAAACTTACCAGCAATCAATTCTTCCTGTGGAGTACCATCGTCATTATAGCCCTCTGGCATACCTGATTCACGTTCTTCTTTTGACTGCTGTGATTCACGGTATTTATCGATAGCTTCCTGTGCAATAATTTCACGTTCAGACAACTGAGGAGCTTCTGCTCCCCCTGCGTCCTGATTTACAATCTCTTCAGACATAATTACTCCTCAGTAGCTTTAGGTGCTGTCTTTTTTGCTGGTGTTTTTGGCGCTGGAGTCATGTCGATAGAGTTTGGGTAACCAGTTTTAGCTTCTTCTTCCTTATCACGAAGAAAGTAGTCAGCGTCAGTGATTGTGTTAGGGTTTTTCTTTTTCATACCTTCTTGTTTAAGTTGGTATAGTGATTTAGTAGCCATATTTATTCTCCTTTATGGTTTTTAACCTTGTTGTACTGCTTGTTGCATAGCTTGACTAGCCGCGCCTGTAGCACCTTCAATCAATCCACCTGCCCCTTGCATCATCATTTGCTGTTCCATCTGTGCTTGTTGTTGTGCCTGTTGTTCTTGCTGTAATTGTTCTTCAGACTTAATAAGCCCAGTTGTATCAAGAGCAAGGCTGTTAGCAATACGGTCGATGTATGTAGCGACATTAAGACGACTCAAGATGATTTCTGGAGAACCCAGTTCTTGAATCAATTGGTTGAACTGACGAATCTTATCTAATTCAACGTTACGTCCTAGAGCCTCAACACCTGTTACAATAACAAGTTCGAGTCCTAGTGAAGCAACATCAACTTTAGATTGACCTAGTAGCAAGTAAGCTAGTGGACGTTGTAGTTCCAAAGATAGGATACTGTAAACACCACCGAGAGACTTCTCAAGGTCAGCCGCCATATAACGAATTTCTGTAGCTGTTGTACGCTCTGAATCACGAGCCGCGGCTACAAGGAACGCTTGTTCCAATCTACGAGTAAGGTCTTGAACCATGTCCATAGGAACACGAAGGTCACCGCCTTTGTCAACACGTAGCGTAGTAATGTCTTGTTCCAAGTCACCAAGGATACAAACACCATTCTCAGCTTCGTTAATGTCGTCAACGTCAATAACTGAACCAGCACGTTTACCGAAGATAACGCGAGACATTACTGAAGATGCTTCAAGTAATAGCTGATATAGTGCTTCAAGTGAACGGAAGTCGCCAAGGTATTGTTCTACAAGACCACGACCATAGTTCTCGCCATTGATAGAAGTCCAACGTAGTGGGATGAAAGGAAGTTCGTTGTCCATGTATTGAACGTCAGAACCTTCTACAAGAATACCTTCAACTTCTTGGAACTCATACCATACACCATCTTTTTTGATAGCACGAGTATAGATTGTAACTTTTTCTTTTTCTTTACCTTCTGTATCCATCTGTAATTGAGTAAGGATGTCTTCAGGTAGTGTATCTTTTGTTAAAGCTTCTTTACAAATAATCTCAGTAGGGTTACCTGAGAAGTCACGCGATACAACGAAGTTCGCCATTTTGTAAGATTTTAAACCGTTTGCTGTTTTGTACAACAACGCATTACCGCCAATGATAAGCGACTTGATTGTTTCAAAGATAGGAACACGAAGAGCTTCACGCTCAATCTGCTTCATCATCTCTTGTTCAATAGTAACTAAGTTCTTTTCAAGTTCATCAGCCCCGCCTTGCTGACCTTGTTGCTGTGCTTGCTGTTTAACAAGCTCTACAACTTCTGGGTCTGGCATTAGACGGAAGAATGATGTATTTGGAGGTAGTAACGCTAGAAGTAGTTTAGAAGCTAGATTGTGAACCAAGCGACTACCTACTGCTTGATACGGAGTAGGCAAGTCATCAGACTCAGTATGCCCATCATCCGTTACAACAGAAGGGATAGTCAGTTTAGCACATTCCCTAGCTCTATCTAGGACAGCAGAACGGTCAGCATCAAGCTTAGAGAATTTCTCTTTAGAAGAGGCGTTCTGAGCAATCAGTTCCTCAACATTGTAAGTTTCTACTGCCATTCTCTAGTTCCTTATGTGTTTGTGTTTGTACCAGTACCTACAGTACCAGTAGTTCCAGAACCGCCAGTAGTCAATGGAATCTGAAGAGACTTAGCACCAGACTTAAGTGCTTCTTTCTTACGTTTCATTTCCTCTTCTGGGGTAACTGCTGTTTCCTGAGTAGCGGCTTCTTGAAGTACTGGAGCGGCTGGAGGTGGAGTGTAAACTGGTTTCTCAACTACAGTCTGACTACCTCCTTTACCACCACCACCGTTCATTAGACGGTCGATTTCTACCTTCTCGGCTTCGATTGTGAATTTAATCATTATGTATTCCTCTTAATTATCTTTTTAATTTGTTGTATGCCTTTGCGACAGCTTCTACATCATACAGGTAAGCTTCGTACAATTTAGTACCTTGCATCCTATTACCAATACGAGTAGACTCTTCTGAGGCATAGTAATTTTCAAGAGGCAAGTTGGTGTCAATACTTACAAAGCCAGCTTGCTTGGAGAGTAAATAAGATGCTCTTCCTCTCCTGTAAGCAGGTCTTACATATAAGTAAGTTTGACCAACTGTAGGAGGGCGCAACCCATAATAAGTATTGTATATAAAACTAGAAAAGCCAATTACCTCATCACCTTTCTTCGCTAAGTAGATAATCCAATGCTGTGCAAGGAATTGTTCTAAATTAGCAGTGCCGTACCCAAAGATTTCTTGTGAGAACTCTTTTAGCATTTTTTCTAATTCATCAGCGTACTCGTCAGAGTATAGTACAATGTCTATCATTTCTGAGTCTCCGCGATTTCTTTTAGATATTTAATTACCTGTTGCTGTCCAATCTTCATGTGAATGTTCTCTAATGAAGTAGAAGTTGGAGGTAATACGTTTGGAAATTTAACCTGTAAGATGTCAATAAGAGCGTCTAAATCTCGCTGATTAATTTTCATTTGAACTCCTTTAAGTCCATAGAAGAGCTA